TGAGATTTTTGTTTTTTGTGTTATTTTTAAGTAAACATTTTTTAACAATCTTTATAAGTATATTAGTAACCCAGCCAACAGTAACTTTGTGTAGTTCTTTGTACACATATCTTTGGTCGTGACGCATGACTGCGTAAGCATGGACGTCTACAATAATTCTAGCTCTGACCTTGTTAGGGTCTGGCAGTTTTTCTTTTTGTTTCTGTATTATAGACCCAGAGCTATTAAAAGCTGGAAAACCTCCCTCAACCCAAGCGTTAAAAGCTATTCTATACCGTTCAGCTTTTTTTGGGGTCTTTTAAGTTTTTGATGTATGTTTCTACACTTATTATACAATCTTTGAAGAATGCACCACAATTGTTAAACTGATCTAATAAAACATCAGACATTAGTTCAGCGCCTTCTATAGTAATGTTTTGTTGTGGTAAAGTTTGCACACCAAATTGTCTGTTGACTATTGTATTTATACAAACTGAAACACCCTGCTGTACGTATACTGCAGGAGATGGGAATCCGACCAGAGTAGGCATTTTTTGTTCTACTTGTTCATTTTTATTTTTAAAACTATCCTATAGTGGTTGCATAGAATCACTTTTTATAAGTCTTTGTGTTATAGCATCGAATGTTTTTAATTGCGTTATGTTACAAATTGGTCTGTTTTGTATCAGTGCTGGCGTTATAGGTTTAAAAAAATCTGATGGTCCGCCTCCTTGGTATCCTTTGATTACTTTTACGTTGCTTGTTTTTTCATACTTTATAGAAGACCCTTTGACATCAAGTTGTAAAAGTTTTGACTCTGAGGTTTTGATCAAGAAATTGTTATATCCCTCAAGCATAAGTGAGGCGTGTTCTTTGATAAAACTTTCGTTTTCATCTTGTAAAGCAGAAATTGGAATGGTGTTTTGATTTACAGGGTCAATTTTTTCGTCTATTATCTAGGATGGTTTTGTAGCTGGTTCAGGTTTTGGTTGAAAATTTTTATCTAAACCTAATTCTTTCATACTGTAATTAGTAGAGGTTTGACTTGTGTAATTTGTCTCCTAAGGTGCGTTATTAGTTTTGATTTTTTCATTTCTGTTTGCTTCTAGTTTAAGGTATATTCTTTGTACTTCAAAACTATCCGCTTCCCATAAAGTCTGGCAAGCCTATTTTATATTTTCCTGAGGGTTGCCTGCAGCAATGTCTGTTAGGCACTATATCCTTTCCATATCTTCAAAATATATGGAACCTTTTCTGGTAATGGTGTTACATATAGTCCTTATAGTCTTATTTTCATGAGGGGTGAATATCATGTCGTAGAAAGATCTGTCTAGATCATCTTGACGTCTTTTGAATGTTAACGAAACATCTAGAATGTCACTGATATAATCGTATACATTGCTAAATGATTTATAATATTGTAAACAAGTTTTCTTATATCCGTTAAATTTGCAATTGCGGTGAGTAAGTATAGTTAGGAAAGTTACGATTACAGTTACAAACAGAACTATTATACTACTGAAATTATTAAGTATCATGCCATAAGGTATCAGCATATTTGGCATCCAGGATATGTAGTGCTTATAGAAACAGTATATATTATATAAAACAAATGCATGAAAAAAGAAATTTATTAACATCTGCTATAACATGATGATGTCTTTAGACAGATTGTGATATTCGATATTTTTCCTAACTTGTAAATAACCTTCATAGTTTTCTTCTA